CTATTGGAACGGGAGTACCAGCCCTTGATGTATTTTGTACTCCACTAAAGTTAAAAGATAATTGTGGATCTTCTTCTGAGTTAAAATCTGAAGGTTTTGGTAGAGGAGTTAGCATTTCACCAACTCCCATAAGCGTTAGAGCTATTCCTAAATTTCCTATGCCAGCCATTAAAGCATTTGGTACTGCTCCCGTAGCTATAAAACCAACACCCTTACTACCAAAAGCGAATCCTGCTCCTGGTGCTGCTATAGCGATACCAATTAAAACTGCTCCTAACAAAACTTTTCCCATACCTCTTCCAGCACCGCTAATCACAGGAGTAAAATGTATATCTTCTCGACCCACTGGGTAATCTATTTCGTTTTTACCAATGTCATAATTACCAACTTTTACCTGATAGTAGTTTGGACTCATATAAGCCTCTATGCCTGGAAAATTATGTATTAAAAAACTGACAGCTTTACCAACTGTGTCTACTTTTACCTCGAACTCTTTATGTCCGACAAATTTAGCTAACTCTCCATATAGCTTTACTTTACGAAGCATAGCGATACCTCTTTCCTGTACATTTTAACAACCATTCAGAGTAAGGTTCTCTACAAGATAGTCTATCGGTTAAATGATGAATAACATCTCCTTCAAAAAATAATGCTACATGATTTAAAGTTGGACACAGAATACTCATAAGTAGTACATCTCCGTCTTGTAACTTTTCATCAGGTCTAAGTTCTCTAAAATTAGTTCGCCAAGCACAGTCCTCAAACAGAGGTTTATTATTAAATTCTTCTAATGTTGTAGGTCTTTCCCAATCTCTAAGTTCTATATTTTTCTCTTCTTTATACCAGTCTCTAACTAAACTCCAACAATCTGTTATACCCCATACCCATTGACGACCTAATAATGGTGGCTTGTACCCACATGGTTCTAAATATGCCCATTGTTCTGTCTTTGGATTAACAATATACCAAGGTAAATTACTATCTTCACAGCTAATTTTATCTGCCTGACTAGGATCAGGTGGGGTGATGGGGTGACTGTGAACGACTCCAACTATTTCGCCTGTATTGTCAGCCTTTACATAATCTTCTGGGTCGATAATAAAACACTGATGATCTGTCATTGAAAGGTTACGACAAGGAAAATATCTCTCTTTACCCTTTATGTTCAATAGTAAACCACAAGATTCTTTTGGATCTTCCCTTTGAGCATGAAGTAGTGCTTTATATTTCCAAGTCATTGAATAAACGTACCAATAGAAGGAAATATGGATCTGGTGCATTGTCTTTTTGGAATCCGAACTCCAGCAAGATCTGTTGGTGCAGCAAGTTCAAATTCAACAATTTCTCTAGTTTCTGTTGCTTTACGGTCTATTGAATATTTTTCTTGGGGAAATTCTGCATTAGGATCAGCAGTTGGATTTACACCGTCAGCAAAATTAACAGCATCAATAAACTTTGCTAATGTTCTTATTCTTGTTACTGTAGCTCCTGTTAAATCATTACCAGTTGTTGTTTCGTTTACAGTTAAAAGAATTGCAGAGATTAATCCTGTTGCATTACTAATACTTATTTTTGGTCTGGGTAGCTGCCCTTTCTGAAAAGCAAAACCTGATGCCTGTATTGGAAATCTTAAGTACTCATTAGTTGCCCAAACTATTTTGCCGTTTGCATTTAGATTACTTCCAGCATGAAATCTATATATTGTATTGTCACCATGCAATGTTGTTGATAGTTGAAGAGTAAATAATTCAATAATTGCTGATGGATTTATGTCTTGTAGACTGCTAAATACTTTGGAATTTACTGACATTATGATGCTGGTTCAAATACTTGTCTAAAGGTAACTTGAATCGTAGCTCTGTTATTATATGGTATTGATTTGTTCCAGTTTTCGCAAACAAATTCAGAAGATGAACTTTCTCCAGGTGGTGTAAAAGTAAAGCTATCACTATCGTTTGCTCTAGCATCTAAAAATGTTTCTATTTCATCTGATTCCGTTTCTGAAACATTAAAAGTAAAGTTAAAAACTTTTGGGTTTTGATGCTGTGCAAGGCCAAAAAGTATCCTATGTTCATAACCATCAGCAAAACGAACAGTGCGAGTAAATGGTGCTGATCTTTTTTGTTGGCCGTAAATAGGTTTTATTGAGGGAAATGTAGCCATTATGCAAGCAGTCCTCCTGGTCTTTTCTGTTGTATTATTTCAGATTGTACTGCAACTGATATAAGACGACCAAGTTCTCTACTTTGTTGTTCATCTCCTTCAACAGAAGATCCAGAAGCATCTACGTTTACTACAACATTTGTTGATCCCCCTAATTCGTGATTAGGTACGATAGTGCCTGAACTATCAGGAACAAATAATTCTGGACCTCTTTCTCCTACTACAGAAGGTCTGCCTACAGGTGGTCTGCCTCCATCTGCAAATCCTAAAAACTTGAATAACCCTCCCGTTACAGTCTGACCTCCTGCATTACCAAATAACATCTGATTTAAGGCTATGTCTAAAAATCTGTCTGCCACGTTGCTTGCTAAATCTGCAAGAGTTGAAGTTCCTTTTATGAGTCCTTTTATTCCATCTTTTATGTCATTCTGTATCGTTGATTTTAGGTTATCAAATGCGTCTAATGTTTCTTCTGCTGCTTTATTTAAGTCATGTGTTGCTTCTTCAGTTTCTCTAATTCCGTCTATTATCTTGTCTTGTTCATCTCTCTGTTTTATTAAAGTGTCAAGTCGTGCTTGATCTAATGGATCAAGTTTACCTACTTCTTTTTGTTTTTCTAACAACTTATCTATCTCAGCTTGTAGAGCATCTTTTCCTGTTTTTGCTTGTTTTTCTAGTTCGGCTATTGTTTTTGCAATTTCAGGATTTAGTCCTTCTCGTCTAAGCTCAATTATTCGTTCTGTCATATCTCTTTGTTCGCCTACTTTCTTAGCTGCTAAATCAAATTTCTCTGTTAACGTAGCTGCTTCTATTTCTGTATTTATAATTGTTGCTAATATTTTTTCTCTAGCTTCAAACTCCTTAATAGCTTCTGCTGCACCAACTTTTAGAGTTTTTCTGGATCCCCCGTGTCCAGTTGTTCTATATGCGTTTTTCAGAAAATCCTGCTTTTCTTTTTCGAGAGCGATTGCACGAGGGTCGTCTAATGCCCTTGCATCAGAAAGAGTTTGAGCTACATCAGCATTTCTAAGACTTTCTTCATATCCTGTTATTTTTACTAAGAAATTTAATATTGATGCTGTAAATGCCTGTACTTTGGCTATACCAGTAGCAAACTGGTTATTTAGTAATCTTGTTGTTTCACCAAATTTAGTAATTGACTCAACCCCCTCATCTCCTACTCTATTAGCCATAAGTTCCATGGTTGCGTTAAATGCTGCATTTTTTCCTTGTGCTCTTTCAATTAACTTTATCCGAGCTTCCTGTGCTGATCCTTGCAAACCTAGTGCCTCTATTGCAGCTTGACTATTTTTTGTAAACGGACCAAGGGCTTTTCCTAAATCTCCGATGGCTTGCACAGCAGACTGTATGGCTTGAACTGCTGCTGTTGCTGCAATACCTCCTGCGAATCCACCCATTTGTCCAAACATTCCACCGATACCACCGCCTAAAGCTCCTGCTGCTGCCACACCTGGACCTTGACCAAATAGTAAGGGGAAAGCTCCACTTATTAGAGCACTCTGCCTATCAAATCTTCTACCTAAATTTCGTAATGTATTTGGGCTAGACCCTGCTGGTCCTCGTAATAGCTTGCCTGTTCTTCTATCAAAGTTTAGTGCAGACTCAGTTGGAAGAGACATACTATCGAACTGTGGTCCGTATTGTGCTGCTGTAAAACCTGTATCGCCCCTCATTCTTTCTAATCTTTTTGCGTGGGCTGCTCCAGCTTTTGCAGATGCCTGATTTGCTTTCATTGCCTCTTTTGCAAATTCAGCCGATCTCTGTTCTGCTTTAGCTTTTCGTTCTGTTTGTTTAGCTAATATGTCTGCGTCTTTCGCTGCTGCTCTCATTTCGGAGCTAGGAAGAGCAAGGATACCTCCTTTTGAAGCTATTTTATCTGCTTTGTTTAATATTGGATTTATGCTTTTTGCAAACTGTCTAGTCTTTATTCCTAAATTTTTTACAAACTGTTCGTCAGCGTCATTTGTTAATAAACCTCGTTTACCACCGCCTCCACCAACTCTTTTTACCTTTCCTACTTCCTCTACTTGCTTTTTTAGTCGTCTAAGTTGCTGATCTAATTTTTTAGTATCTAACTCTATATTTACTTTGTAATTAGCAGCCACGACTATTTATACTAAATAATTCTATATTAGCGTACTTTGCGAGTCTGGGCTTGTCTCTTAGCTTTTTCGTATGCTTCCTCTTCTCTCTCATGTTTTATATTGAAGTAAGCACTCCAAGCGTATAGTTCCTGTACGGACATTTTTTCTCTTATTTCTCTGTGCGTATAACCTAATTTTTCAGCAATAAAAAACTGTAAATATATAAATGCGTCTTTTTCTAATCTAGCTTTTTACGGCATCGGGGCTTTCCTCCTCGCCCACTCCTTGCATTTTACCCATTATGTCTAACAAAACTGACATTGGAATCTCTCTTCTAAGTGCTGGTAAATCTGCTGCTGAAAACATCTTTGCACCTGATTCATCTTCAGCTTTTGTAACAATTACTTGAAGAGCAAAGTCAAGATTACCTTCCTCTTTACCTTTGTTCATGGCTATTAGTGTACTGTTTATTGTATCTCTATCCGCTATAGTTAGGGGCGACCAAAATACTTTTAAGATCAACTCCTCACCCTTAAAAATGGAGTAACTACTGCGTTCTTCGACACTAAAAGCCTGTCTTAGTTTGTCGATTGCTCTGGTTGTTGGCATAAAAAATTGTATCTATTCTTGTAGTATAGCTTAGTATGTTCCTGCTGGCTTGGTTGTCTTAGTCGTGAAACCTTTATTTAAAGCTAAGAACCCTTTATCTATGTCTTTAAATATCTCTTTACTTTGCGTATAGACATCGTACCAGTTGGGAACATTAGGTCTAGGTGTTGTATTAAATCCTTTTTTGAATAAGTCCTCATACTTTATTCCCTTACCTTTTAGTTTTGCTTTGTTAATAACAAAAGCTGCGTAATCTGTTTCGTTACCTATAAATACTGGACTCGTTAATGCTTGGTATATTTTAGCCCCTTTTCGGCTTGACTCTCTAAATATATTGCTTGGTAATCTAGGTGGAGCATCATCTTGTGGTATAAACTCGCCCTGTCTTGGTCTTGTTGCTTGTACTTCAGTAGAACTTACGATCCAGGATTCAGCAAAAGTTCCTGTCCAAAACGGACTTCGATTCATTAGTGACTGTTGTATTTCTTGTGCAGCTTCGGCTCTTGCTTCTGTTACAAGTTTTCTAAAATCCTTTGGTAACTGCTTTATATCTTTAGCCATTTGCAGAAAAATCACAGTTCACAACACTCAAGAAGTGTGTGTCCCTATCTGTAGTTATAGCTGTTGGTCCTTCTATTTGACCTACTCTAGGAGTTACAGAAAAAGTGTCAGTGTAGTTAGATGCGTTTACTGAAGTTAATCCAGTAATAACAAGTTCCGCTATTTCGGAAGCCACTGCACTTCCCTTGTTAGGTGGTGTCATTATGCCACAGCGTATGACTCCCGAGTAATATGTCTGGGCTGCACCTTGAGGTTGAGTAGTTGATTGATTGAAGTTTATGTTTACCATTACATACTTTTTATTCTTACCTGGAGTCGTGAAAGGTGTGTTATCAAATACTACAGTAACAGTAGGGTCTGAGTCTTGAACAGCGTTTAGTATTGCTGTTTCAAATGCTGCTCTTGCGTTTACTAAAGTCATTAGAAAATTACATCAATACGGAACAGGTATTCCTGTCCACCTTTTAATGTACGAATTTCAGTTATTTTAGCTCCTCTTGTCGATCCAGAAAATGTAAGCGTTACTTCGTCTTGGAGTAGAGGTTGATTGTCACCTATCAAGTCTGGAGTTATGTAGAGTCTCGCAACATTCTCCTGAAACCCAGATTCTTCAGTAGATTGCACAAACTCGATAGGTACTTTAATTGTATAGTTTGTGTCCACTGTTATATACTCTCCTGTTGTGTTGTTATAGCTAGATACACCCTTTCGTGTATAAACAATGGAAGTGTCTAATGAGTTCCCAAGTTGAGACACCACTTGTTTGGCAATATTTTTAAATGCTGTGTCTAGTTGTCCTGCCATTAGCCTCTAACTACCCTCATTTGGAAAGATCCTGCTCCACCAAGTATATATGCACCTAAATAACTTTGTAACCAAGGGTAAACATCTAAAATATTATTTACTGATCCTGTTCCCTGACTTGCAGTATTGTATTTGACTTCTATATCTCCTAGTTTTACTTCAGAAAAATTACCATCTGTTCCTGTGTTACCTGTCATAGCATCTGTGTCATTTGCCAGTGCTCTGGCTAGTTCGTATTGTGCATACTTGATATTTAATGGAATCGTGCTGCAAGCTAGTTCTACACCATCTACTTGATAATTATTTCTTGGAAACTTGAGTGCTTGACCGTCATCACATCTGTCTCCGTAAAATACGAAGCTGTCAATCCATCTGGTAGCTGATATTAATGCTCTATTTTTCTGGTCGTCTGTTTTGTTTGTCCAAGTTGAAGAGTCTGGAACTGTCTCA